CGCGCTGTTCCGCGCGGCCATCGACACGATCTCGGCGTTCCTCAACAAGCGGGGCGTGGCCTGCGAGGAGATCCACGGGGCGGTCTCGGCCACCAAGCGGGGCGACATCATCAAGCGCTTCCAGACCCTGCCAGAACCGCGTGTGCTGGTCATGCAGCCCCAGGCCGCAGCGCACGGGATCACGCTGACAGCGGCGGACACGGTGGTCTTCTACGGCCCCCTGATGAGCGTCGAGCAGTACACCCAGGCCATCGCCCGGGCCGACCGCAAGGGGCAGGACTCGGACAAGGTGACCGTCATCCACATCCAGGGCTCGCCCGTGGAGCGCAAGATGTTCGCGGCCCTGGCAGGCAAGGTCGATGACGCCCGCCTGCTCGTGGACCTGTTCAACGAAGAACTCAAGGAAAGGGGGTTGCCAGACGCCAAAGGCCGTGTGTAAAATCTTTGACAAGCGGGCTAAGTGACCCGTGACACGAAAGGAGTAAGCATGGATCAGAACGAAGAAGCGGACGCCGTGCCGCTGGACAAGTTGGTTCGCATCTACATGAAGATGCGTGCGAAGCTGTCGGAACTCGACGCAGAAGTCGAGATCATCAAAGAGCAACAGCAGTTGATCAAGAACGAGATCAAGGACCGCATGCGTAGCGTCGGCGCCAAGTCGATGAAGACTGCACACGGTACGGTCTCGCTCACCGAGAAGACGCGCTACTACACCCAAGACTGGGACTCGTTCAAGCGCTTCGTCATCGAGAACGATGCTGTTGACCTGTTGGAGAAGCGCATCGCGCAGACCAACATGAAGTTGTTCTTGCAAGAGAACCCTGCAATGGTTCCCCCGGGATTGAACTCGGACACGGAACTCGACGTTTCCATCCGCAAAGCTGCGGCGTAAGGAGCTATTCACGTGAGCAATGTTGCACTTTTCTCCCCCTCCAATGTCCCTGCATTCGCCAAGAAGCAGGAACTGTCGGCACTGGCCAAGTCGCTCGCGGGCGGCGGCGCTGGTGGCGGCAAGCGCGTGTCCATCAAGGGCGGCGTGTTCCGTCTGCTGGTGGACGGCAAGGAGATCGCGGCCATCGAGGAGCGCTACCTCGACGTCGTGCTGGTGGACGCCGCACCCAAGATCGGGCGCACGTTCTACATGAAGCAGTACGACGGCGACACGCCGAGCGCCCCGGACTGCTGGAGCGCCGACGGCGAGAAGCCCGATGCGACCGCAGCGAACCCGCAAGCGTCGAACTGCGCAAGCTGCCCGCAGAACGCCAAGGGCTCGGGGCAAGGCGACAGCCGCGCCTGCCGGTTCAGCCAGCGTCTGGCTGTGGTGCTGGCCAACGACATCGAGGGCGACGTGCTGATGCTGCAGGCCCCTGCGGCGTCGATCTTCGGCAAGGCCGAGGGCGAGAACATGCCGCTCCAGGCATACGCCCGGTTCTTGGCCGCGCAGAGCGTGTCCCCCGAGACGGTGGTCACGCGGATGAAGTTCGACACCAAGGCCGAGTCGCCCAAGCTGTTCTTCAAGGCCATGCGCTGGCTCACCGAGGAGGAGTACGCCATCGCTGTGGAGAAGGGCCAAAGCCCCGAGGCCAAGCAGGCGATCACGATGACCGTGGCGCAGATGGACAAGGTGCCCGCGCCGATGACGCTGGAGGGCACGCCCCCCAAGGCTGCGATGAAGCCTGCACCGACCCCTGCACCGGCACCTGAGCCCGCGCCTGCTCCCGCTGCTGTCGATGATGGTGACGAGGCGCCGCCGCCTGCTCCGCGCCGTGGCCGTCCGCCCAAGGCGGTTGTGGAAGCCCGCAAGGCCGCAGAAGCCGCCGCAGAGGAGCCGCCCGAGCCGGTCGTCCAGCGCACGCCAGCCCCGCCCCGTCCCGCGATGCCGACGCAGCTTGCCAAGCTCGCGGAAGATTGGGATGATGAGTGAGTAACTGGGGGCGGCATTGCCGCCCCCTTCGCAATATGCCGTACTCAATCGACACCATCCACCGCATCAGGAAAGGACCGCGCAACCTGGGCAACACGCTCGGGCGCATCGCGGTCGATCTTGATTTCTCCGTTCAGCGTATCGCGAAGGCCACCAACGCTACGCGTCAGACCGTCTACAACTGGATGGCTGGTGGCGAAGTGATGGGCGCCTACCGCCCGGTCGTTGAGCGCTTGATCAATATACTGCAGCAAGCACAGACTGCAGACAAAGCATGGGAAGCAGCATGTCAGGAATTCAACCTTCGAGCTTGACACCTAGCGAGTTGGTGCGTTACGCGGAATTGGCCAACGTCAACGGCCTGCCAAAGCATTGGTGCCAGGAACTCATTGCCGTGCTCGACGCATACGTCACCAAGTACGGCGACGAAGCGGTAGCAAAGCGCCCAGAGCAAGCACCCCTTTTCTGAGGGGGCCGCTCTTCATGGAACCGCAAGAGTTTCTTGCGGCGGTATTGCCGCCGCCAGGGCACGGCTATTACTGCGCCGTCGCGCTGCCAAGCAGAGTACAGAAGTTCAGCGAAGACATCAGCTACGTCAATGCATACGCCCAACGCTGGGCAGAACAAGGCAAGGACGCGTACTTCGCGCTGGCTACATTCAGGGAGGAGGGCTCCCGCGAAGCGGTGAACGCCGCATTCATCAAGTCCGTGTTCATCGACATGGACGGCTACGCCTCCAAGAAGGAGGCGGCATCTGCACTGAGCGCTTTCCTTGAGCGCACCGGTCTCGACGCGTTCGGCACGCCGTGGGTGGTGGCCTCGGGCGGCGGGCTGCACTGTTACTGGGCGCTGGAGGCGCCGGTTGAGATTGCGCAGTGGAAGCCCGTGGGCGAAGCGCTGAAGCGCCTGTGCAAGCAGGAGTCTCTGGCCATCGACATGACCGTGCCTGCCGACGCAGCCCGCGTGCTGCGCGTCCCGGGGACACGGAACTTCAAGCCCAAGTACCCCGAGCCCCGGCCCGTCAAGCTGCTGGTCGAGGGCTGCACGGTGCCGTTCGAGGCGTTCTCGCAGCACATCTTCTCCCTGGTTGGCGAGCCCGAGCCCGCCATGCCAACCCTGTCCCTGCCGGGAACACGCCCCACGGCCACAGCGACAGGCGTGAAGCTCGTGGAGAACAGCGCCGTCCGGTTCAAGACCATCCTGATGCGCACCAAGGACGGCGACGGCTGCGCCCAGCTTGCGCACTACGTCAACAACGCCAAGGACGAGGGCATGGAGCCGCTGTGGCGCGGCTGGCTGTCCCAGGCCAAGTACTGTGCGGACGGTGATCGCGCCGCGAAATGGCTGAGCGACCTGCATCCCTACGATGCGCAGCGCATGCAGACCAAGCTGCGGGAGATCAAGGGGCCGTACCCCTGTCTCAAGTTCGACAGCGAGAACCCGGGCGTGTGCCAGAAGTGCCCGCACTTCGGCAAGATCACGAACCCCCTGGCGCTTGGCAGAGAGCTTGTGGCCGACAACGCGCCCAAGGAAATCGAGATCACGCCTGCGGACCCTGACGATCCAGAAGCGCCGCCCATCACGGTCGTGCGCCCCACGCCGCCCAAGGGGTACAGCTACGGCGCCAACGGCGGCGTGTACGTGGACAAGATGGTGGAGGAGGCCGACGGCACCAAGCGCAAGAAGCAGGTGCTCGTGCTGCCCTACGATCTGTTCGTCGTGGACCTGCTGAACAAGGAGGGCGAGCACACCGTCCACATGGTGGCCAACCGCCCCAACAAGGCCATCGACATCCTCATGCCGCAGCGCTACGCGGTCAGCAAGGACGAATGCGTCAAGGCCCTGGCGCAGCAGAACATCATCGCGGCGTTCGGCCCGGGCAACGACGTCAATCTCTACGAGTACATCCGGGCGTGCGTGGTGGACGCCAGCACATCCAAGCAGCCCATCATCGTGCCGCAACAGTACGGCTGGCAGGAGGACGGCTCGTTCGTCTACAGCGGGCGCGTGTTCCGCCCCGACGGCACCTCCCGCACGGTGCCCATGCCTGACCTAGCCAACCTGACCCGCAACACGCGGTCCCAGGGCACGCTGGAGGGCTGGCGCAAGCTGCCGCAGATGCTGATCAAGCGCAAGCTGTACGACCATCTGGCCATCGCCAGCATCGCCTTCGGCGCCCCGCTGATGCGCTTCACCCAGATGAGCGCGTTGACGTTTCATGCAGGCTCGACCGACTCGGGCACCGGCAAGTCGCTGGCCCTGTCCCTGCTGAACTCCGTGTGGGGGCATCCGATCAGGTATCGCACCGGCAAGTCCACCTCGCCTGTGACCATGCAGCAGCGCATGGGCAACCTCAACAGCCTGCCGTTCACGAGCGACGAGATCACGCACAAGTCGCGTCAGGACATGGAGTGGTTCCCGGGGTTCATCTTCGACGCGTCCGAGGGCCAGGGCAAGGAGAAGAGCGAGGTCCACCACAACCGCGAGCGCATCAACAACGTCTCGTGGTTCACGCTGCTGCTCCTGACCTCCAACACGCACATGCACGACTACATGTCGGGCGCGCGCAACCATACGTCGCAGGGCGAACTGCTGCGCATGCTGGAGTGGACGCCGGAAGTCAAGCTGGAGTGGTCCCCCGAGGAGGAAGACCTCCTGAAGTCGCTGAGCAACCACTACGGGGTCGCAGGCGAGCGCTACGTCAAGTGGCTCGTGCAAAACCAAGAGCTTGCACGGAGCATCACGCTCAAGGTCATCGCCAAGATCAAGGTGGACTGGCAGATGGGCGGGGACGAGCGCTTCTGGGCAGCCGGTTGTGGGTGCGTGATTGCCGGTGCGATCTTGGCGTCCAGCAAGTATGCGGACATCATTGACCTGCCGGTTGACGGCATCATTGACAGCCTGCACAAGATGGTGATCAAGGCCCGCAAGATCGTGAAGAGCGGCGCCCGCACCGCCGAGGATGTGCTGAACGCTTTCACCCGCGAGCACTTCGGCTCGTTCGTCGTCCTGCGCATGAGCAACGGGTCGCTGCTGGCGGCACTGGGTAACGGGCAGGAGATCGACCAGACCCTGACGCGCAGCAAGGTCATGGGGCGTGTGGAGCACGAGATAGCCAAGCGGGGCTACGTCGAGTACTGCATCGAGGAGCAGGTGCTCAAGGCGCACTGCGTGTCGATGTCGTTCGGCTACGAAGCGTTCAAGCGCAACATCCAGGGCATACGCGGCTACGTCGTGCAGTTCATCCGCAAGGACATGATGGCACGCACCCGAGGCCCGCAGATGCGCGTGCGGGCAATCAGCATCAGCCGCCCTATCGAGGACGACCCCCATGCGGAAGTGCTTTCCGTGGGACCGGCTTGAGCGGGGTCAGGGCTTCTTCGTCCCCGCCCTGGACCTAGAGGCTGTGCGAGAGGCGGGACTGCTGGCTGCAGTCCCGCTCCGCTTGAAAGACGCTCGTGCGATGTACGCTATCAGGCAGGGGCGGCTTGGGGTGTTCTTCTACCGGACATGGCCTGCACCGTCTTCGAGAGCGTGATCTTCGCCTGGATCGCCCGGTCAAGCTCCTCGCGCTTCCTCTCAGGTGACAGGTTGGACGCCCGCACCCTGCGCTCGTAGTCGGTGATCTCTCCCATCTGCTGCCTGAAGGCCCCGGCCACGGACGCCAGCGAAAGCTCGTCGGCCTTCTCCTTGGCGTACTGCGCGGCCTTCTCGGACTTGCCCTCCGAGACGAAGCGCTCGTAGGTCTCCTGCGCCTGACGGACCTTGTTCATGCGCTCGTAGACGAGGTCAACGATGCCGCTGGCGTCCTTGGGCTGGAACAAGGTGCCGATCAGCGGGAGGTCCGAGTAGCGCTTGGTGGCGGGCGCAGGCCCCTCGCCAGCACCGGCAAAGGGCGCGCTGAGCGCCGCGATGGCGGCCATGCCCATCTGACCCGTGTAGCCCCGGATCAGGAACTCCAGCTTGATGGGGGAGAAGCCCGTCATCTCGCCGACCGCCTTGGCAAGCTCCGTGGTGCTGGACTGCGTGCGATACCCCGGCTCCACGCTTTGTTCCCGGGCAGGTTCGATGTCGCGCCCGGTGTAGATCGATGAACCGAAGGCCACCTCCAGCGCAGGCTTGACGGCCTGCGGGATGAAGAAGTTCGACAGCCCGGGGACTATCTGCTGGCCGATGTGCTTGAGCGCTTTCTGTGCCTC